AGCATCCAGACAAGCAAATGATAATCTTCGTACATACTGTCGGGAGAGGAATTAATCTTGCGAAAGACCTCGGTTGCCCTTTTCATTACAGCAAGGTGTCTATGGAGAAGCGCCAAGCTATCGAAGAGGCTTTTTCGCAGAAGAAAATCTCACGCATCGTGGCAACTAGCACGCTTGCTTACGGGGTAAACCTTCCCGCTGACATAGTTGTTATCAGTGGGGCTACCCGTGGGCCAACAACAGTAGACCCCATTGACATTAAACAAGAAGCTGGTCGTGCAGGACGCTACGGACTGTCCGAAAGGGGATATTCTTATTATGTTTTTGAGAAATTTCTCGGAAAAGACTTCTACGAAACTTGTCTTCAGACTCCTCCTGTTTATAGTGTTCTTCGGGATCATTTGTATTTTCACATTGTGTCTTTTGTTCAGAGGGAGGGAATGCAACGAGAAGATATCAAAGCTTTTTGCGCTAGAGCATTCGCAGAAGACCTTGATGTTGACGGACATATAGAAAAGTTACAGGAAGCTGGAGTCCTATGCCCCGGAGAATATCTTATGACGACGAAAATAGGCAAAGCCGCTGCGCTAATGTATATCGACCCTCTTGATCTTGTTGCACTTTACAACAACCTCGCTGGAAAGCCAACAGACACAGTGGCTATCGCTAAGGCGTTTGCCATGATTCCGTCTAACGCATATCCCTGCTGGATTCCAGAGGACATTGAGGAAGTTGCAGTTAGCTGTCCATTTGCTAAGCAGACTATTGATGCAACATGTCTGGCTATCTGGATGAGTGGAAAAGAAGCTTACGGGACTTTTACAACGCTGACGCCTATGCTCGTTCGTGATGTTGATCGCTGGGCGAGTGCAATGACGATAGCCGGAGTAAATGCTGACTATATGAAAGCGATTTCTCTTATGCTAACGAAAGGCATCAGCTATAATCTTATTGAACTTTGCCAGCAAAAAGGCATTGGGAGAAAGAAGGCTATGAAGCTTTATGAGCATGGCTTTCGGACGCTAGATGATGTTCTTGCAAAAAAGGTAAATGCTATAGCTTTGCTAGGCAAGAAAATTGTCACCGATATTGAAAATGCGAAAAGAAATGATGGGAAGGTTGTACTTAACTTTTAAAAGGAGACTAAAATGAAAACTAATTGCTATAAATGTAAACATAAAAGATCAATTCCTGGAGATGCTCATATTAGTTGTAAAAAACCAGACCCCAATATGGAAGGTAATCTAAACGGAATAAAATATGGTTGGTTTAATTATCCATATAATTTTGATCCCTGTTGGAGAATTAAAGAATGTACCAACTATGAGGATAAATAAAATTTTATCCCCTCGCTGCGTCACATTGTCCTTGACGGACTCTTTTTTTCCTGCCATATTACATCATCATTTATGGCTGTACACGGCAACAAAAGGCATATAAAACCGTTTTACGGGTATAACAAATGTTAAACATCACCTTTTATATAATGTAACCAAAACCCCCAATCACCAAGGCAAGCATTCCGCTTGCTATTAATAACAACAAACGAAAGGAAACGAGGAATGAGAAACGAAGATCGAGAAGTCAAAATGCAAGATGCCGATGGAAAACTGTCTGAACCCCAGGTCTATAACGCGGAAGTGCCGGCTGACTGGGCGGAAGCCTGTGAGACATTTGGCGAACAAGGTGCTATGGACATCTTTCTTGCGGGTCTTAAGGTTAAGCAGGATAATGTTGCGAGAAACGGTTTCCGCTCTGGTAAGACCGTTGAAGAAGTCGAGGCCATTGTTGCTGGCTGGCGTCCGGGCGGAGCAAGAACCTCCAAGAAAACCATTGCTACACAGTTGCTGATGGAAAAAGCTCTGGAGATCACTTCGGATTCTGAGCTGAAGAACAAAATCCAGACAGCGTTTATTAAGAATGACTTCGATACGATTATTGCGCTTTTGCAGTAAGCAATTCTAGATTAATCTTTGCAGTCAGTAGCTTATACAGTGCTGACTGCAACTTTCTTGAAAGGAGAAAAGAGTGAAATTCGAGGACTTATTACCGGAAGGTAAAAAACTTCACGAGCTAACAGATGACGAGATCGACGAGATTATCAGTAAAGCTTCTCGTGATGACCTCGAAAAGATGGAAGTAGGAACAAGAAAAAGCATTCGGACTACGAAAAGCTGTAAAAGCGTTGAAAGCGAACGAAAGAAAACAGAAGCTCTTAATAAGATCCTGCTCGGTGGAATGGCCTAATGATCTATCGGTCTTCTCAGATAAAGCTCGCAAAAACGTGCATAACGAAAAGTTACTATCGTTATCATCTTGGGCTAGTGCGAAAGGGAAATGGAGGAAAAAGCATTGATCTTTCCTTCGGGACGCTTGTCCATAAGGCGGTGGAGCTTTTTCTGACAGAAGGTTACGAAAGCGCTTTGCTTTTCTTGGAGGAAACTCCCTTTAAAGGTGAAGGCGCTAAGACAATCCGAATGGCCAGGGTGCTTTTGAATGTCTTTCGAATGAAGTTTAAAGATGAATTTGTTTGCGCGGAAAAGCCTTTCGAGGTAGACATCGGAAATGACATTACGCTAAAAGGGAGATTCGATCTTATCACAAGAAATTCCTCCGGTATGTACGTTGGAGAGATTAAAACGAGCAATCCTTACTTTCTTCTGACTAAACCGAACGATCAATTTATCGAGTATTTTATTGCTGCGAGAGAACTCTTCACCGATGTTAATAATGTGTTTCTTTATAATCTCGATCCGAACATGGCTGATCTCAAGTTGTCTTTAATAACTTACACAAGAAGCGAAATCGACGAGTGGCTAAGAGAAATTAAGGCTTTTTTAACTTTTTATCAGCAGTGCGTAGATAATAAAACTTTGGTAAAAAATAATGATGGCTGCACTAGTTATGGCTATCATTGTGAATATCTTCCGCTTTGTCAGTCAACAGCAGTTTCAAGGGAAGCCATGATAGCGGAGATGTTTGCTATTGATGAAGAACAACGAGATATGGCTTGGTAGAAAAAATAGTTCCATCTTTTGAGGAGAAGAAAAAATGGCTAAAATGTCTACGCAGACCGAGTCTGCTTGCTCCTTGCTTTTTTGGGGGCCTCCATTCAGTGGTAAAACAGTCCTAGCTTCGCAATTTCCTAATCCACATTTCGTATCACTTGACCCGCACACGCTAACGTCTGTCAGAGGGCTTCGCGCTAGATACGGTTTATCTTTTGACGTAAATATCGTTGACATTGTAGATGCGGAAACAAAAGATGAAGATTTCATTACTCTCGTTGGCCAGAAATATGCGAAAGCATCTGCTTGGGAAAAGACCCTCCGCATGATCGAAGCATGGGCAAGAACATTGACTGCCGATGACACGCTAGTCATTGACAATCTTTCTCGAATCGCTGAGCTAATCCTTTCGCACATTCGAAAGACTGTTGGCAGGGAGCAACTGCAAATCCAAGATTGGGGATCTTTCGTTGGTTACATCGAAAAACTTACCGATTGCGTCAATCACGCAGACAGAAAATGCAACGTAATTATGATCGGCCATGAGGAACCACATACAGACGAACTCACGAAAGAGGTGAGAAGGTATTTGTTAATGCCAACAAAGGCAAGGCATAGGATTCCATCGCTCATAACGGACTATCTTTATATGAACACTGTGATTAAAATAGCCAATGGGAAACGCTTTCCTATAAGAATTTTAAAATCACTCCCAACGCATGATGCAATGACTGGCTCTCGGACGCTTATCCCAGATATTGAATATCCCACGTATGCAAAGATGAAACCTTTTCTTGATGCAGCCCTTGGAAGAACGCTTCCTGAACCTAACTGGACACCAAAGGTGGATGAATAACATGGATGCTTATTTAGAATTAGTGGCTAAACATTCTAGAGGCCCATTACCGGAAATCTATGAGCCTTCACTGGAAGAACAACTTAAACACACAATGAAGCCAATATTTGATGAAATTGCTTTTAAACATGGTATTGATCTAGACATGATTGACGATGAAATGTTTTTTTAAACCGGCCCGGCGTCTCCGGGAAAATAAAAACTAAGGAGAATAAAAATGGCCCTTGTTAATCTCGATTTCAACCTGGAAGATGTAAAAGACAACTTCGCACCATTGCCAACAGATGACTACGCGGCAAAAATCATTTCCCAGGAGCTTAAAACCTCCAGCAACGGAAACCCCATGATCGCTATCACATGGGAAATCACAGACGGAGAGTTCACCGGACGCAAGATGTTCGACAATATGGTTCTCATTGAGAGTATGGGTTGGAAGATCAAACAGTACGCGGAGCTCCTCGGAATGACCTCTGGAAGCAGTCTTGATCCCTCGTTGCTTGAAGGCATTGAAGCTATTCTGAAGATCATCGCTAAGAACAAAACGCCGGAAGATCTTGCTAAGGATAAAGCTGCCGGAAGAGACGAGAATCCTGTTAAAAATGAGATCAAGAAAATCGTTAAGATGGGCTAAATTAGCCCGTAACCGTGCGTAGCTCTTCCCAGGGTGGTGTGGTAGGAGAGGCAAGCCCCACAATGCTTAGCGTGTCCCGTGTGGGGTTGGTTGGACACCAAGGCCACCCATTTTTACCAATTGTAGTAAATAGGTGCTTAGTAGCTGGCGGAAACTAAGTTAAACGATTCGCCCTATGAAAAATAATACACGGCCTATTTACTACAACTCATTTTCTAAAGGAGCTTTAAATGCCAACCCCAATATCCCAATTCTTCATCAAACATGACATCCGCTCGGAGCATCGTGGTATTCCCGATCTCGCTCTTGAGATAAAAGCTCAAACACTTCTACAGCCAATTATCGTCCAGCGTAGCGGTGACGAATACGAAATCCTCGACGGGCGCAGACGATTCTACGCTCTCCGTGATCATCTCCATTATGCTGAACTCGATGAGAACATTCATTTCATTGTTCGAGAAGGACTTCATGCTCTTGCTACGCAACTCTCCGCTAACTCATGCAGGGAAAATTTTACTCCTTTGGAAATCGTTGCGCTCATAGCAGAAATTCATCGTCAGGGCGTAGCAGAGCATGGGCACTCAGTTAAAGGAATGAAAAACTCCGGTTGGGCACTCGAAGACACAGGGAGAATAATTAACAAAGATAAAGGCTTTGTTTCTAAAGCTCTTCAAATCAACGAGAATAAAGCAGCTTTTAAACACTGTGTAACGCTTAGCGATTGCTTCGAAAATCTTAAAAAGGAGAAAGAAAAGAAGCTCCTTGAGAAAGTGCAGAAAGCCAAGGTTGCTAAGGTTAAAAAGGCTGAGAAAGATTTAACCGCAGTTTTTGATGGTGTTCATTGCGCAGCAGCACAAGATTTCATTAAGAATGTTCCTGATGGAAGCGTTGATCTAATTCACATTGATCCTCCTTTTGCCATTGAATATGCTGAGCTTATAGAGGCTGAGTATGATGCGCCTTATGAAGACAATCCCGATGAAATTATGGAAATTTTAAAAGGGCTTGTTCCTGAGTTGCATAGGATTCTTAGGGATAATCGCTATTGTATTATCTGGTGCGGATGGATTCAGAGCTTCGAGCTTTACAAATGGATGAAAGAAGCAGGTTTTAGCATTCTTCCTGTTCCTATCCATTGGGTGAAGCTTTCAGCAGCAGGAAAGACAAATCAGCCTAACATAAGGCTCGGCAGTGCAACGCAACAGGCTATTGTTGCTTGGAAAGGTACACCGGAGCTAAATATTAAAGGTCGGCATAACTATTTTCCTTTTCCGATAGTCCGAGAGAACAGGATTCATCAGGCGCAGATGCCTGAGGAGCTTATCGTTGATCTGATTAATATTTTCTCTGCTGAGAATGATCTTGTTTTTGATTGCTTCAGCGGGAGTTTATCGACGCTTCGCGCTGCTTACATTAGCAAGAGAAGATTTCTTGGATGTGAGTTACAGCAGAAGAACATTGACAATGGAATAAGTTTCTCAATGGATTGGATTAAGAAGCATGAGGGATAAAATAAAAGCTAAAATAACTATCTCATTTGACATTGAGATTAATCCTGCATTCTTTCCATTAACATATACTCCATAAAAAATCTTAAGCTATGAAGTAGCTGTTGTGCAGGAATCTCCTATTGATGCTATAGAGCGTACTTATGGTGATTTTACTGTGAAGGGAGAACTCATTGACTAAACTATCCTCAGCAGACAAACGCACAATAAACTTCTGTGTTTCTTTTGGTCTTTATCATTACTTTCTTGCTAAAGAAAACTATAAACATTATCGGTTTTGTAGAAAAGTTTTTCAGGGAGCATAATATGTGCATATCAGAAATATTAGGTATTTTGATGTTTGTTTTACCTTTTGTTTTTATATTTATTTATATATGGAAAGAAGATGATTTACAAACAGCTTGCATAGTTTTTGGTATACCAGTGGCTTTAGGCTTATGGGTAGCAGTAGCTTTATACATTATTAAATATCCTTTTTGGTGCTTCTAAATGAACAAAATAGTCCAGCTACCAGATGATTACAATGGTATCCTCCTTGTCGGCAAAGCCCCTGGAGCAGACGAAGTATCTTCTATTCGCTTCAATGAAAAGTTCAATTGCTACGTTGGAAAGCCTTTCATTGGAGCCGAGGGAAAATATCTTCGTCAATGCTGCCGGCAAGTTTCCTTTCCTATTGACCAATGCGCCATAATAAACACTGTTCATGAAAAACCTTTTAAAAATGCCTACGAGACACTTTCAGCAGACGCAATTACTTTTGGTAGAGAACAGCTAATAGAGACGATTAACTCTCTAAAGCCTAAACTTATTGTTGCTATTGGTGGAAAAGCCCTTGAGATGCTAACGGACTTTCGCGGTATAAATAAATATCGCGGGACTATCGTAAAGTCATCCCTCGTAGAAGGCTACCGAGTATTTTCCACTATCCACCCAGACTTTATCTTCAAAGGTAATCCCCAGTTCGACATCGTGTTGAAAATGGATCTCACGAAAGCACTCAATGAGTTACATTCTCCTTCGCCAGACGCAGAAATGAACATCAATGTTATATATGATGCTTGCGAAGCACGAAAAGTCCTCTACGATCTTTGTTTCCATCAACAACCTGTTACTGTTGATATTGAGACTGGTGGGCCAAAGCTTCTAGCCTTTGGTGTAGCAACATCTAAAACCGAAGGCATTGTTATACCGAAGGATTTATGTAAAGATGTTTCTGTTCTAAAGGCTATAAGTGAGTTTTGCAATAGTGACGTTCCGAAGATTTATCATAATGCGCTATATGATGTTTTCTACATGGCATATTACTATAAGATGTTTACAAGGAATGTTTTTGCTGATACGATGCTGGCGCAACACGCAATATTTCCAACACTCTCAAAGAGTCTTGCCTTTTGTGCTTCAATCTTCACAAATCATCCCTATTGGAAAGACGAAGGTAAAGAAGTAACAAAAGATTACTCAGTGAATAAAATTATCGACTGGTCAGCTTTTTACATTTACAATGGAAAAGACTGTTGTGTAACGTATGAGGTTTTTGAGAAACAGCAGGAAGAACTAGATTATTGGAAGACACGCGGAACATATGATCTCATGATGCGAAGCATTCCTTTTGCTCTTGTTTCTATGCTTAATGGTTTTCATATTAATCCAGCAAATATTAAGGCTTTTAGCGAAGTTAACGAGAAAACTATTGATGTTCTTGAGAAAATAAAACTCGGCACAATAGGTCCTGTTAATTTTGCTTCTCCGAAACAAGTCTGTGAGCTTATCTATGATAATTGGCGCTTACCTGTGAGAAAAAACAAAGGCTCAAGAACGTCAGACGATAAAGCGCTTTCTTATCTTGCGACGCTCCCGACAAATGCTCAGCACTTTATGGGGCTAATACAGACAACAAGGGAGCATCTAAAACTTCGAGGATACTACGATATAAAGACAGACCCAGATGGTAAGGTAAGAGTTTCTCAGAAGATCCACGGAACAAAGACGGGTAGATGGGCAACATCCAGTTGCATCACCGGCTCGGGTTCAAATCTTCAGAACCAGCCTCCAGCAGTAAGACAATTCTATGATGCTCCTCAAGGAGATGTTTTCATCGAATGGGATCTTTCGAACGTAGACGCTCGCTTCGTTGCTGCTCTTTGCGAAGACCAAGACTGGCTTAACTCGTTCGATATCATCGACCAGCATAGCTTCACCGCTGTTAATATTTTTAAGCTTCAGCCTTTCTACGATAAAATCTCAACGCTTTCGCTGGAGACAACTGCTTTGCAAAGCTTTGCTGATGAAAACGGAGACTTTCTTGCTGCTATGTATAAGAAGGTTCGGGAGAATTACTCCGGCGGTAAGTCTTATAGGGATTATGCTAAGAAGATCGGACATGCTTGTGTTGATGCTGAAACAGAAGTTTTAACTCCTTCTGGTTGGGTAAAGGCTTGCGATTACACACAGCAGCAAATTTATCAGGTAGATGTAGATAATAATGGTAAAGGAAGTTTTGTAACTCCAGACGAATATTCAATATTTGATTACAGTGGAGATATGTTTTTGGTAAGTAATCCACAGATAAATCAATTATTAACACCTGGGCATAAACTTCCTTATTTTAATGGCTATAGTTTAACTAAGAAACCTATAGACTATTTAGCGACATTAAATTCTGGCCGTGTGCATAATTTTGTGCAGAATACAGGAAATCAACTTATTGATACTAATTGGTTGAGATTAGCTATTGCTCGCCATGCTGATGGTAATATACAACCATACAATATTGTGTGGAAATTTAAGAAAGAGCGAAAGATTGAAAGGCTAAAACAATTATTAACAGATCTTAATGTAGAATACAGAGAAAATTTTTGGGATGATGCTACTAGGATTTCTGTTAAAATATCTGATCTTCACCCAATAGTTATTGATTGGGATTATACACTAGACCAAATAACGTCATTACCGTTTGAACAATTACAAGTTATGTCAAGAGAACTTACAAAGTGGGATGGGTATGAAGGTAATACCATGAGAGAATTTACTAATGTAAGAAAAGACATAGCAGAAAATGTGCAACTAATGCACAAATTAAGTGGTTTAGGCAATGGCAATATACAAACAAAACAATTTGGTGCTGGTGCTTTTGGCAAAGGTGATTTTTATGTAGTGCGTTTGAATAATAGAAAATATGTTAATCTTGGTAATTCATGTTATATAAAGAAGCAACCTTATGATGGAAAAGTTTATAATTTTGCCATTTCTAGTGGCTATTATTTAGTGCGAAGAAATGGTAAAATTAGTGTGACTGGTAATACACATTACTTAGAACAAGCACCAAAGCTCTCCGTTACTCTTGGCTGCTCAAAGAAAGAAGCTGAACAGCTTATTGCTAATTACAACATTCTGCGGCCAAAGCTTAAAAAGTGGCATGATCGTGTGCGAAGCGAATGTTCACAAACACGAGTAATAAGAACGTGTTTTGGAAGGGTAATTCAGTTCTTCGGTCCTTATTTTAATGATCGCCTTCCAGAAGCAGTTGCCTCTGATCCACAAAGCTCAGCCGGAGACTATCTCATGACTGGTGGATTGAACTGCTTGGAACAGATCGACGAGATAACTTTTGCTCTCCAAGTCCACGATTCGATCATGGTAACGGTGAAGAATGATCTTAGTATTTTGAAAAAGGTGCTTCCGAAGATAAAAGAAATTGCTGAGTTTGATGTTACTGTAAGGGGGCAGACATTTAAGATACCAATCGAATTTAAAGTTGGTAAAAACTGGGGCTCTATGAAGAAAGTAACTCTTGATAATATTGATGAAGTTTTTGCTAAAATAAATGCTCAATAATACTATTTTCCTATTGGATACTATATAATGGAGTATTGCAAGTTCTTAGAGCATTATCGAAAGTACACTGAAGGCAACGAGACACCAGAAGGAGTTCATCTATGGAGCGGTCTATCTGCAATAGCAGGTGCTTCAGAAAGGCGCCTATGGGTAGACCGCTCGCTCTTTAAAATCTACCTAAACCTCTATCTTATGTTCCTCGCTCCTGCCGGCGTCTGTAAGAAATCAACTGCTATGGGACTTTCGCAGAGGATGCTAGAGGAAGTCGGCGCAAAGATCTTCGAGGGTGTCATAACAAAAGCAAAAATAGTTTCAGACCTCATGGAAGCCGTTCAAACAGTTGAAGGAGATTATACTCATGCGTCAATAACATACATTGGAGACGAGTTAAACGAGCTAATTGCTTTCGGTGGTGGAGAGATGATTAAGTTCTTAACAAGTGTTTTCAACTCTCCTAAAAGGCATTTGCATCGAACAATAACTTCGACCTGTGTGGACATTCCTAATCCGTGGCTAAACCTAAGCGGTAACGTTGTCCCACAATGGTTCTCGCTAAACCTTGCTAACGACATGAGTGCAACGGGGTTGCTCAGTCGCTTTATCATCGTGAGTGAAACAGATAAGCGCGGTTGTATGCCGAATCCACGGATTACCGATGAACAGCGAAGCTTTGGAAAAAGAGCCTCGGAGATACTTTTTTGGATTTACCAGCAGAACGGTGAGATCAAGGTTTCCGATGAAGCAGAAGCTTTCTATGATCAATGGTATCGAAAGAATCATAAAGCAGAGATTTCCAGTGATTTTCGATATGCTGAATATTATGAAAGAAAGCTAACGCTACATACAATCAAGGTTGCTGCGTTGATGGCTCTTGGAGACTGTAGACTCGTTATTGAGGTTATTGACTTTGAGCGAGCGCTTCATTTGCTTGATAAGACTGATCGAAAGCTAAAGATCTTTTATAGCGTCAGCGGGACAAATAAATATTCTCTGTACATAACAAGAATAATTAATATTCTCGACAACTATGGAGGTCAGTTCCCATTGAGAAAAATTGCTATGATGCTTTCATCGAATCTAACAGGGGAAGAAATTGCTAGCATCATCAAGCAACTTAATCTAATGGGAGTAGCAAAGATAGAAACGATTAAAGGCACGAGCTATTTAAAAAGATTAACCGAGGATGATAAGCATGAAATAGGAGAACTATAATGTTTTGTGATTATCCTGGATGCACTGAACTTGCTACACATTATAATGAATTAAGTTGCGCTGATGAACTAACTCAAACTAAATATAGAATATATAGAAGTACCTGTGCTGCTCATTATGGATGGGCAATTATAGAAAACAAAAATAGATTTGAGGAGATATTAAAATGCCCCACATTGCTGCGAGAGTAGACAACAAGACTAAGCTCCAAATCGAGCGTTACTGCAACACGCACCAGATGACTATGACACAGTTTTTCAAAGAAAGCCTTTACGAAAAACTTGCTGGAGATATGCTTCTCGATGAGACTGATTGGAAAACAAATGCTGCCGCGATGTTCGGAATTAACATAGGGCAGCTTGCATACGCTATTTCGAATAGCACTTCTGTGAGTGAGTTCTTTGGGAGAATCAACGCAAAAACCGACATCATGGAAATATTCTCCATAACTAATCCTGATGACATCGGGCTTCAGATAACGAGAAACAACAGAACCTTTATGGTTAAGCTCCAGAAAAGTGGCTCACGGATAGACATGATAAAGAAGCTACTCTTTCTTGTTGAAGAAAAGTTATTTATGCTAGATGAGGATTTCTATGATGAACTTGCTATGAANNNCTGCGGTAGCTAAAAAATTCAATGTTTCGGTGTCGCATATTATAAAGGATGCCGTTGAAAATTTTTTGCCATATTCGGATATACCGGAGGATTTTATTGTGTCGTCTGGCCTGTCTCATGTATTAAAAAAGGGAATACCTATAAGGTCTATTTTGCCCTTTACATCGTCAATGTTAAGGTTTAATATGTTGTCAGATTTTGAGATCAATATAAACGGACGTAAGGCTTTTATAAATCCATATCCTGAATACTCGATGCTTTGTAGCATTAAAATAATTGAACGGCTTTATCAGACAGTGATGCAGGCTAATAGCATTGCTTTGGGGAAATAGCATGGACAAACTAATTGAAGCTCTAAACAACGATCGCTTAATGATAAAGAAGATAGCACGAGCCTACATTACTCATGGGGACTTCCGTTATGTCGAGCTAGAACTCGGCCTCGAAATTGCTTCCATTGAGCAACTCTTCGACGACAACCCTGATTTTGCTATCGAGTTCGATGAAACGCTCCAGAGCATCAAAATGAATAGACTTCGCCGCGAGGGAAGTCATAAAATATTCAAAGTGCTTAAGTCTTTATATGATGTAGTCGATGATGACACAGAACCGTCTGAAGGCGGACCAACTATTAGCGACAAAGTGCGCGCTGCAAACACGATTGTAAAGATCGTAGAAGTCACAGATAAATCGAAGAAAGGAGATAAGGATACCGGGGATATTGATGATATCCTAAGGGAAATCGAAGGTGAGCTACAGCAAAGGTGAAGTTCTTAGAATATGTAAAACTCTTAGTGACAAATATAAAGATGACTTTCCAGGATTTGTTAATAATCTTATTTCTTTTGAAGGACTAAAACACAAGGGCCTTACTTGGCAACAAGTTGAAATTGCCGAAAATCTTGTTCTCCACAAGAATGTATGTGTTAGCGCTGGGGGTGGTATAGGCAAAAGTGCCTTAGCCGCCCTTTTTGTGATCTGGTTTATTACAACGCATTTATTTGCAAAAATACCTACTACTGCTCCTTCCCGCAAGCAACTCAAAGATGTCCTCTGGGCAGAAATATCTTTCTGGCTACGACGATTCAAATACCAAGAACTCATTGAGATTTTCTCAGAAAGACTCCAAATAAAGCACTATCCTGATTGGTGTGCTCTCGCCAGAACTGTTCCTAAAGAAGGTAACGCAGCAACTATCAACGATACTCTTGCAGGTTTCCACGGTAAAGGTGGAGACAACCTCATGATTCTCGTTGATGAAGCATCCGGCGTACCAGACCCTGTCTTTACTGCTCTTGAAGGTGCTATGACAGATGGAGCTTACATTCTCCTCATATCAAACCCAGTATCATTCGGTGGGTATTATTACGATACTATCAATGATCCTAATGGGAAAGGTAAAGCATATAAAGTGCTTTACTATGATTCTCGTCAGTCTCCCCTTGTAGACCAATCTTTCGAAGAACGCATCATAGATCGTTATGGCAAAGACTCCGCAATGTATATTGCGAAGGTCACAGGGCGGCCTATCGCTCAGTTGGAGAGTGTCGTTTGCTCACCAGAGAGATTCGACAGAATAACCGCAGCTAACCGTTCTCGTTATGATGGCGAATATGTTGTTTCCGTTGATGTTGGTGGTGGCGGAACCGACCCTGCTATTATTTGTCATCGCGTAGGAAAAAGCATCATTCGATGGGATGAGTTTGGTTCCTGCAATCCTACGGAGCTTGCGGATGAATGCTTACGGATGCACCAGCTTCTCTATCAGAATAAACGAGTTAAGTTCATTGTTGATGGCATCGGAACTGGAGCGGGAGTAGTTTCGAACTTACAGAAAGCCAATCGCTTTCCTGTCATAGCCTTTATGGGAAGTGAAAAATCATCATCACCGGCTATGTATAAGAACAAACGCTCTGAGGGATATTACGAACTTAGTAAAAACTTTGATGCTTTACATTTTCCGGCAAAAACACCGGAGAGGTTAAAGAAGGAACTGGCAAATTTATTTTTTGACTTTTCTGAGGGACCAATTAACATGGAACCAAAGAAAAAATTTGTCGGGAGGATAGGGTTCTCACCAGACCACGCAGATGCTTTGATGATGGCTAACTCTATTGAAATTGCTGAAGGTATTTTGCTAAGACCGTATGTCACAAAGAAAAGAAATACTACATTAAACATTCTTCAGAAAGAAACAAAGTTTAAAAAAGAATATTCAAAGTTTATTGTATAAATTGCTGAAAACAACAAGGAGGCAGAATGTTTAATTTCTTCAAAGCAAAAGCACCTATCGCAGAAAAAGCCCCGAGTAAACCAAGCGGTGCAATGACAAAAAAGGCGTCTATTAAGGTCTACGGGAGCAGTGAATTTTCTCCGACAAGTGAAGAAATCTTTAGTGAGCTTCAGCCGCCTAGTGGCCTCCGCAAATTCAAGAACATGGAAGACAATGAGCCCATTATCGGAGGGCTACTTCTGCGCCTGCAAAATATCATAAAAAGTGCTGAGTGGGAAGTTGTTGGTCAAAATGCTGACATTGTTTCTGAACAATTAAATAACATACGTTATGGAATCTCAGGACTTCTCGGTGATCTAACTTCGGCTTTCACGTTCGGTTTTGCCCTTTGCGAGAAAATATGGGCAGTTGAAGAAGGAAAAATAGTCCTCAAAGACGTTAAGCCTCTTTATCAGCTAACGATAATGGAATTTGTAGATTCTAAGGGAGAAGAAAAAGCAGATCAAACTTTTGCCGAGCAACAAACAATGCAAAAAGGCACAGTGCAGATCCCGCTTTCTAAGTGCATTCATTTTATTCCTATTCCTCTTGCAAGAAACCCTTATGGAAAGAGTCTCCTGAGATCCGCTTATAAGCCTTATTATTATAAAGCATCCATCGAAGCTTCGGAGGCACAAGGCATAGATAGAAGTCTATCTGGCCTGCCTGTGATGACCGCCCCTGAGGGATTCGACTTTGTTAATGCTGATGAAGCATCTCCAGGCTACGACGAGAACGTGGCTGCGACCCTTGATTGGGCAGAAAAAGTAGTATCAAAGGTGCGTAAGGATGAAATGCAGGGCATCGTTAAGCCTTTCGGTTGGCTCCTGGAGCTCCTGAAAAGTAACTCAACGACTACAGTAAATTCTCCTGAGATCATCTCCCGCCTTAATGTTGAAATGGCAGTTGCACTTCTTCAGACATTCGCCATAAACGGCGGCTTTGCATCAACTAACAACAGTAATATTGAAGAAATGGTAAAAGATTTCCAAAGAAACTGCGATGCTTGGCTTTCAGCGCTAGCTTTTCTTATCAATCGAGAAATCGTAAAAGATATATGCGATTTTAATATGAAAACGGACTATCCTGTGCTTTCTTTTAAGAAAGTTGCCGGTGAAAACATAGCAGATCTTGCAGGCTTTGTTGCTCGCTTAATGTCCCAGGGGGCTGTTGAGCCTACAGAAAGCCTTGAGCAATTCCTTCTCAAGAAAATCAACGCCCCTTACACAACAAACGACAGGAAAGAAAAACCCGAAGACAAAATGGAAGATGATAACGATGATGCTTCCGGCAAAAAGCCAGAAGCTAAGAAACCCGCTGTTGTTAAAAAATAAATTGCACAAAACCTAATATCATTTATTATGACTTCATGGAAACACGTTTTCTACAAAGGAGTAACAAAAACATGGGAAAAAGATCATCTGCACGAAGTTACTTAGAGACGCTACAATGGGCTATTCTGCCTGATGCGCTAGCAGATATTCTTGCTCGTGCAGAAGATAACATGGAAGCTTTCTTTGATGTAGGCGATAGCAGCAAGACGCCTTTCACACGAAGTGGTAACACAGCTATTATTGATGTTAAAGGAGTGCTTTTTAAGCGTTCAAACATTCTTACGATGCTTGGCATAGGAACGTCTATTGAGAATATGTCTGCACAGTTTGATCTTGCCATGAATGACGATAGCATAAAAGAAATTCTCCTTGCAGTAGATTCTCCTGGAGGTGAAGTCAGCGGAACAAATGCTTTTGCTGAGAAGATTTATCAAGCTAGAGGAAAGAAACCCATTAAAAGTCGTGTTGATGGAATGATGGCTTCAGCGGCTTATTGGATTGCCTCAGCGTCAGATTCTATCGAAGCCACAGATGAAGTCAACATGATCGGAAGCATCGGAGTTGTTGCTACAGTTTACTCCAATGATCCTGACGAGCGCATCTTTGTTTCTTCAAATGCTCCCAACAAAGTCCCTGATCCTGATACAAAAGAAGGCCAATCAGTTTGGAAAGCTCGCGTAAACAAACTCGAAGCTATTTTCATAGAAAAAGTTGCACGAAACCGAGGAGTAGAAGAAAACTATGTCAAAGCATCTTATGGCAGAGGGGATGTTCTTCTTGCCAAAGAAGCTTTAGAAGCTGGAATGATAGACTCATTAACAAATTATAATGGAGGTAACATGGATAAAAAAGAACTTAAAGAGCGACACACAGCATTGTACGAGGATATCGTTGCTGAAGTGACTGCTCCTCTTACTGCTCAGGTAACGGCATTGCAGGGAGAGATCACGGAGCTTAAAGCTTCCGCAGAAGCGCTTCAGGCACAAATTCCGAAGAAAGTTGAACTTTCCCCGGAAATCCAAGCGCAGCTTGATGATATTAAAATGACCAATGCTACTTTGGAAAAACAAGTCCTGGAAGCGAAGCTCACGGGCGTTCTCGACGAGGTAAAAACGGATCTCATGGCACTGCACGGAAAGCTCGGAGTGGATGAAATTGTTGCTATTGGAGCGCGTTTTTCTTCTATGCAAGAAACAATCGCGAAGCTCGGTGGTGCAAAGGGAAGTGACGAGACTGACACTGATAAATCTGCGCTTGTGACTGCTGAAGTAGACCGTCTTGTTGCTGCTGGCATGGATCGTACATCTGCTTACACTAAAGCATATCAGAAATTTAATTAGGAGGGCACATGGATAAAAATATTGTTCCAGATGTTGTCGTTCCTGCTAGCGTTTCCTTAGAAGATAAAGAAGGTTACGCGGTTGGTAGCGATGGCGTTTTAACAGCGGCTCTTGGTGAATGGGCTGCTGGAGTTGTTCGTGAAGGTATGCCTGCTGATCAGGCTTCACCGATTGTCATTCATGGACGTTGCACTGCATGTGTGAATGGTGCTAGCGTTAATGTTGCTGTTGATGATCCTCTTTGCGCTTCTTCCAATGGTAAATTCGAAAAGGCTACCGTTGGAACTCATGAAGTACGCGCTCACGCTAAGGCAGCCGTCACCACTGACACCACTGCTGAAATTGAACTTTCATAGGAGGTGACGAATGACTGCTAAACGTAATTGGTACGACCGCGTTACTTCTGAATTTGTTCAGAATGTAGCGAATATGTATATTCAGGAAGCTCCCTTGGATGCTTTCAAGATTTTTCCGGAGCTCAATAGTAATAAGCTTACTGGAAAGATCGCAAAGTATAACAAGGAAGATTGGTTCTACATCGGAACTGTAGCGGATTATATTCGATCTGGTGCAGCTGAATCTGCTGGCGATGATTATTCGACCGATTCTCAAAGCTACACCTTGCTGAAGTACTCTTTTCATAAGGATGTTACTGAGGATGAAAGCAAGGAGTATGATAATCCTTTTGCTCCTTCGGAAGATGCGGTGAGATTCGTTATTAACCGTATTAACCGTGTTATCATGCAGCATCTCGTAACGAGCTACTTTGCTACTAGCGTGTGGGGAACGGATCTTGTTGGCACAAGTAATTTTGTAAAATGGAGCAACACCGCAGCAACACCAGTAACTGACGTGCTTTTGTGGAAAGAAAATATCCACAAGGTAACGGGTTTTACACCTAACAGAATGATCGTTACCCCCGATGTTCATCGGTATCTCAAAGGTTGCACCGCAATCACCAACATTATGAAAACGACTGATGATAAAGTTGTTACTAATGCACTGATTGCGAAGCTTTTTGAAGTTGATGACTATGTTATTCTTGATGCGCTCAATAGCGCTGGGACTGACTACATGGCTACCGACAGCGTTCTCCTGGTGCATACTCCGAAAAGACCTTCCAGAATGACTCCTTCCGCTGGCTACACCGTTCTTTACAAAGGAGAAAATCTGGAAGTTGCGTCAACAACTCGCATCGAGATGCCGGAGAAAAACCATGCGCTGCGGATTGAAGCTGATGTGCATTGCGCACCGGTTGTTCTTGCTACCGATCTTGGTGTTTTTGCTAGCGACGTGCTGTAGAGGTTACTATGACGCTTGACGACTTATTGCTTGAGATTGGTGAAGAAGCCTACAATGAGATGTCAATAGCAGAGAGAAATGCTATTGCAGCAAAATATACCGTTGCCCAGACTCGCATGGCTGGCTTACATGCTTTTCAGCTTTTAATGAAAAAGTACAAAGCTAACTATCGGATGGGAAAGGTTTACGAGTCACTCGGTGATAAGTTTGATGCTTATAGGAAAATTTATAACTGGTACTGCCAGACGGTAAAAGCTGGCAGTATCACCGCAACAGATGAAGAATTGGATGATGTAGAAACAGTTGAAAAGGACAAGTTCACTGCTGATGCAAACTAATCAAAACATACCGATCTATAGAGTCACAAAAGACTGGAAGGGGGCGATCGCTTCTGAGTTAATTGATTACTATGATGTTTGGTTTGAGTTTGGTGAAGTTTACAAATATGTGAATGTAAATGGTGGTTTTATTAAGATGGAAATCGGCAAAGGCTTTTGCATCTTAGGCAGTGAACTTGATCTGAAAGATTGTTATCTATTGTTTAAAGATAAAAGATATGATATAAATAGCCCGGAGATTTTTTACGACCGGCGAGGAAACTTTCATCACACGGAGTTTACTTTCAAATGAGCTATCAAGCAACAGCGGTTACGAATGCACTGGCCTTTAGACTTAAGGGCTATACGAATGCTGTCCAGGAAAGTGTTGCGAAGAAGCTCTATCATTGGGGTAAAAAATACATTCCACGTGATCTGGAACCTAATGGAACAAAAAGAAAGACAACGAGAACACGAGGAAAGACAAGAAGATTAAGAACAGAAGACCCAAGAAAAATCTGGAGTAATCCTGCTACTGGTGGAGACGGTGTTTGGCATATTGCTGATCGTGGTGGTGTGTTTCTTCGAGGAAAGAAAATCATGGGGCCTAATTTTCGTGGAAAGATGATCTCTGTGAAAGAAGGCTCGATAGCTATGGTTTACTCGAATATGAAAAAGCAGACTCGAAGGAACGGAAGCACCAGAATGTTTAATTATGCACAAGCGCCAACACCAAAAAGAGCTGAAAACATAAAGACTTTTCTTGACCAAAGACTCACAATAAGTGAAATAAAAATAATGATTAACGAAAGCTTGAGAGAATGCTCGAACAAACTGTAGCCACTTGGATTGACACAAACACATCTTTGACTGTTGGCACGGATCTTGCTATAGGCGAAATGCCAGACGACGTTAAAGAAGGTGCTGTTGTTATTTGCAATCGAGACATACCGTCTTTTGATGGCTACGATCATTCGCCTATTCAAGTAGTTTTGTTCTACTATGACTATGTTGTTGGACGCACTTTAGCCATTTCATTGGCTAAGCTTTTCACGGCTCGAAAAGGTTGTGCAGGAGACTCTTGGGCAGTTTCTGAAGAAGTTACTGACGATTATCTCGGGCTTGATCAAATTGACAGACACGTTTTTTCTTTATCAGTTGAAATAGTTTATAAGGAGGCATAAATAATGGCATCTAATTATCGACTTGGTCCTTGCCAGATTTTCTTTAAAGGCAGTGATCTTGGAAAAACCTTTGGCGGTGTACGAGTAACTGCCGCACAAACGTCAGTTGAAATTAAAACTGACCAAGATGGCGAAACTCCAGTTGATGAATTTAAGACTGGAACGCAGATTAAAGTAGCAGGTAACTTGGCAGAAATTACCCTTGCTAATTTTGCTGCACAATTCCATACAACGGTTATCACCGATGGGACTAAACAGAAGGTTGACGTAGTCCCTGGCGTTGGTACGTCTCTTATGGACCAGGGTGGCGTTATCATTATCAAACCCTATGTTGCTGGCGTTGTAACAGATGATGCTAACAAATGGATTACCTTGCATAATGCTGGTATGAAAGCTTCTATGGATCTCGGCTTTGATGCTACCACGCAGCAGGTTATGGCATTTGAAGCGGTTGGTTATCCTGACAGTTCCACTGGCATCATTGCAACTTTTGGCGATACTACTGCTACCGCGTAATGAAACTCTTTGGCCCTTTGACGATAGTTCATGGCACAACAACTCTCCCGAGAACCTTCGGGGGAGTTGACATTACTATTAATACTATAGATAACAATGCTCTTGGATTATCACAGCGTGATTTTTATATTACTGGTGGTAGTGGCGTTTTAAATTTTTTTGAATGGCCGACCACTATCGATTCAGACAGTTCCATAGTATTAATGGATTGGGGTGTGATGACTTTAACAAGTGTTAAGTCAAAGGTAACGCTTTATTCATGTAAAATTTGGCTTGACGATTCTTTTATAATCGGTAAAAATGAACAACAGCCGATAAAAGCTAAATTCATTTTTGAACCTAACACAAGTGGACAAACATTTAAACTGGAGGCCGTATGAAGGTATTTAATATTGATGAATATTTGAACGAGAGAGGGATAACGATCCAATTGGGCAAGAAGGAATTTCTAGTAAAAGATATTCCCTTTGAAGTCCATGAGAAGCTCCAAGAAGAAAAATCCCAGAAAGAAGCTCTTAAGATGCTTTTAAACTGTGATGACGCTGATCTTGAAGGCTACGGGATTGCTGCTGTTGGAGTTATTATAAGGAAGATCACAGAAAATTTGTTCCGCGAACCTTCTCAAGAGGAAGCATCCAAAGGCTAGAGAAGGTTGGAACAGTTGCTCATGTGCTTGGCATTGATTTCTTTGATGCCTTAAACCTGCCAGAACAAAAGCTCCATATTTTATATAATGAAAGTCGCAGACAAAGAATGCTTGATCTCATTGTCTGTGCAAAAGCCTTCGGAGGAGGCAAAGACCTCCAAGAAGAGATCCAAGATACACTAAGTATTCATGGAGATTACACAGAAGGTTTTTATGATGACGAGTTAAACAGGCTGTTCGGAGATTTCAAGAAATGACACAAGATATGCCACCTGTTGTTATACCGATTAATTTCGATCTCAAGAAATCTCTGGACGGTGTTCAGAAAAGCCTCGATAGCCTTGCTCCGAGGCTTCAAAAAAGTTTCGACGAACTTTCCACGCATATCACAAAAAGCCTGAACTCCGCTATTTCCAAGGGAGTTTCAGGCAAAACCGCTTTAAATACTTCCCCACTTTTAGCTAAACTTAATGAAGTCACAAAAGAAGCCAATAAACTTTATGAAGCTTATAAAAAAGTTAGCTTTGCTAGCGACAGTAAAACCCAAGTAACAAATCTGAATAAAATTATAGATCGTTATAATTATTTATCTTCGATAACAGCCAAACTTAATAAAGATAAGGATGGTGAGACTGTTGCCACAGGTAAACTTATTAATGTTATGCGAGAAGAAGCTACAGCATTAAAAACTATTGCTGAGGAAAAAGTAAGAACAGCAGCTTTAGCTGAAAAAGCAGCTAAAGATGAAGTAGTTGCTCAGAAAGCTATTGCAAAAGCTATTAAAGAAACTGCACAAGCTGCTGCAAAGCCTAAAAAAACCTCTATGACTAACGCTGACATCATGGCGTTACCTACCAGAGATATAACTTCGATTCGTCTTTACTCAAGAGCTATTGGTGAAGCTACAAGTGCCATCTATAATATGTCCAAAGCAGAAAATCGCAATGAGGCAGAGATAAGACAGCTCACCGAAGCTTTGAATCAAGCAAGCAAAAAACTTCAAAAGTTCAAGCACGATAATGATCGCTCCGGCGCTTCGATGGAAAAGAACGTCGGCATCATTGCTAACTGGTATAATCATTTCGGTCGTGTTGCTCTTGGGTTCACTGTTGCTTATCGTGCAATGAATGCTTTTGAAACAGGCATGAGAAATACATTCAACTTGATTAAAGAAGGCATCATGCTTTCTGGTGAACTTACGAGTCTTCAAGCCGAGTTGGCAACATACTACGTGCTAAACACTGGCAATGTGAATGACTTTAGTGAAGCTATGGGAAAGGCTGCTGCTAATGTTCAAGCTCTAGCCGTTGCTTCACTCCAGTCTGTTTCTACCCTTGATGAACTTTCTGTTGGTATAAGTGAGCTCGCACAACATAATGTGCTTATTTCACCTGACAACATGAAGTCTTTTTCTGCTATAAATGATCTTTTAATTCAAGTTGCTAAAGCTACTGGTGACAATGCTAAGCAGATCCGTTCTGAGTGGGGCGGTTTAATGGATGGGCAAATGAAAGCAACAAATGCTTTCGTTAGAATGCTTTCTAGCATTGGTATCCTTGATGAGCAAATGATTAAAAGTTTAAAGGGAACTGGTGATAAAGCTAAAATAGTTGAAGAAATATTTAAGAAAACTGAAGCCGCTGCGCTTCGTTTGCAAGAAACGCTTATGCGAACTAATCCGGCGCTAGGTTTTGAGAAGTGGAAATCTTCTTTTAGCGTTGCTATAGCAAAAGCTGTCGGCGATGTTAGTAAAGAACTTGGAACAGAAAATATTTTCGGTGATATTCTTGCTAAACATATAAGCGGACTTAATAAAACTCTTTTTGGGCAAGATCAAGAAGATATTAAGCAGAGTATGTTAGCTATAGCCGGAGGTTTTGATTATGCTCTCACAGTAGCTGAAAAGTTTGTTGTAAGTTTATTAAAAATTAGCGCTTGGGCAAGTAATAATAGAGAAACCTTAACAGCTATTGTAAAGATTTTTGCATCTTACTTAATTTTAAAAGAAGTTACTATAGCTGTAACCGCAGCAGGAAAAGGTTTTAAAACTTTTATAGATACAATAAAAGCCGCTCCATCAATAATAGCTGGATTAAGGGCAGCTTTAGCTGGTACTATTGGTATGCTCACAGCTACTACAGTATCTATATTAGCGGTATCATCAGCATTTAATTCTTTAAAAGATCTATATAAGATCGAAACCTATGCCGGCGAAAAGAAAAAATTAGAAGATTTAATCGCACTAAAAGAAGAAGCTAATGCTAATGCTAATTCGGATACAAAATTAGGCCGTGCGGCTATTTCACAAAGAAATACTGAAATTCAAGAATCTTTTGGTAAGTTAAAGAAACTAAAAGAAGAATTTCAAGATATTGTTAATATGTCGCCAACAGAGCGCATATTAAAGAATAGCACAAAACTGCTTGATGGAGCTTTTGATGTAACGGCAAATTTTATATCTAAGATAGGTAAAGTATCTAATAAAGAATTTGAAGACTTTACAAAAGGTTTTGGAGATTTTTTAGTCCTTCCGCCGAGTAAACGCAAAGAAATTGTAGAAAGCTACGAAGATACTTTAAAAGAAATCGGCGATCTAACAACAAACTTCTTCTCGAAGCTTGAAAAAGCTATTGCAGACAGTGACTTTGCTGCATTTGATAAGTTGCTTGCACCAACAACCAAAGAGCTTGAGATTAAACTTCTGGAAACACGTGAAGAATATGAAAAGCTTCTTGTGCTTGCGGCAGCTACACCAGAAGGACTTTTAAAAGATAAGTTAGACTTAAAAGGTCTTGAAACTGCTGAGAAGCTTAAAGAAATACAAGAGCAATATGATGGTCTTGCTGATTCAATGCAAGATGCTCAACTGGCTTACTTTTTAGAAGAAGATCAAAAAGCTGCTACGAAATGGATAGAAGCTACTTTAGATAATTTTCAAAAACTTGAAATAGCTTTAGCTGAAATAAATGATGCAAAGAAGTTTATGACTGAAGAACAGTATCTAAAAGCTTTAGGAAAAGCTGGTGCTGATTCAGTTGAAAGCACTAAAAATACGGCCAAAGAAATAGAAGACACTTGGAAACATACTAAAGAAAAAATCCAAGACATTACAGCGGACTTTTTCTCCGGTGCTATGAAAGGCGAAGCAAAGAATTTCTCTGAGTTTGCACAATCTTTTGGCAATGCTATGGTAGACATCACATCGCAAAGCCTGGCTAAAACTTTCATGGATATGGATTGGGGAAAAGCTTTTAAAGGCATCGACGAAGCATTAGGCACAGGGCTTGGTAAAGTTTTTTCATCTTTAACTGATAATGTCGGAATTGAGATACAAAATCTCGTAGCTGTAGCTGCAACACTCTATAATACCACAAAAATGACAAAAGTTCAAGGTGGTATTTCTGGCGGTGTAGCTGGTGCGCAAGCTGGAGGATCTACTGGTAATTGGTATGCTGCTATAGCTGGTGGAATCCTTGGTGGAGCAGCCGGTTATATGCTTGGTGATAATGGCCCTTCTTATGGTGAAAGATTATCAGATGCTATTGAAGCACTTATAGAAGTATTGCAAGAAAATACAACTAAGATAGCAGATCAAATTTTAAAAACTGACGCATTAACACTTGCCCAGGACAACATGCAGCGGTCTATTTTTTCCACGAAAATGGACGGGGTGAATGCTACCCTGGCCGGTGCGTTTAAAATCCCGGAAGAGATGGAGCGTAGAAGCACCAGCGCATTTGATAAGGCGGCTGCTGGTATTGTAAACGCTGTTGGGACAGTGCTGTCTTATCAGACAGGCGGATATTCAACGGTAGCGGCCGGCGCTATTAATACTGCCATAGGAACAAAAGATCACGGCTACACTTCCAGTGATTACAGCAAGGCAGATACATCAAAAATCATATCTGGTTTAATTTTTGGCGATGAATTTTTTAAAGGTCTTGGCGTTCCAGATTTTATAACGCTCATGAAGCAAACCTCCAATGATGCCGGAGCACTCATAGATAAGCTGGTTGAAGTTGGTTACATCACGGCAGAAATACCCGAACGAGTGTTAGAATATTATTCGGGCGGCAGCAGCAAGGCCAATCGCATTGAGAAAGTTGCGGATGCCATCTTTGAAACCATGCTGAACGGCATTATGGAGCTTGCGGCTGGCATCGACCAGATGAACGTGGCAAGCGAAGCATTCGCAAAGACCTGGCGGGATAAAGACCTGACTTCGAAAGAGCGTGATGTTCAAGGTTGGGAAGAAACCATGAACGTCTTCGGTGGTGCGGCAATGCAGGATTATCTCGCGCAAGTAGCGGCAACCCGTGACGCACTGCTGGACACATCCGCCGAAGCTCTTGAAAAAATGGATGCCTCAGAGCTTGAGGATCATTTTAAAAACATTGCGGCACTGGATAAAGTTTTGACGGATTCTACCGATAAACTTGCCGAAGCCGAAGAAACAAGATTGCTCATTGAGAAGCATTATTATGATGCTCAAGTTGAAACCACAGCAGCTATGCGTAAAGATATCGCTATCGCCACCGGCGCACTGAGCTGGATGGAACAGACGTTTTTAGGTATCCGGGAAACCGGCGAAAAGTACATTGATCAACTTGTCGACGAGGGTAAGAATAAAACTGTAGCAACTGCAATGGGCGAAGATTATATCAAGACCTTGCAGAAAGAGGCGT